CCCTTGGCCAGGAAATGAAACAATTGGATTGACGCGAGCCTTATACAACGTGTCACGTTCCTGTTTATTCGGATTGAACGCAAGCTTAACCGCACCGCGAAGTTGACCACGACTGAAACCGGCGGGTGAGAACCAAGTTTCTGCAACCTGATCGGTATTGGCCAAGAGACCAGCGATTGATCCGGCGGCCGTGATGTAACGGAACTTGTCGTTAAACTTGTCAAGAACATATAACGCCGTTGAATCAAGAATGCCGTATGAACTCGACGTGATCTGATCCGCCCAGTCCTTTACGTCGGTGACAGGATCGGCCGAATCTACAGTCCGCGAAACTCGAGGTGATACACAAGCAACGCAATCTTTACGATTTTCTGCAATGGCAATAATGTTATTTGCAAGAGCAACATCGTCTTGACCACCATCGGTACCGATTAAGATACCAATATCGACAGTTTCTGCGTTGTTAAATAATTCATAAGCAGCAGTAAGTTCTGAAACTGAAGTTTCCGGCTCTGAACCGTCTGATCCACTAGAAAGAATATACTCTTCAATATTGGTTTCAGTGGTGTAAGAGTTTCCTGATGCAAGACTATCACTGAATACCGACTCACCGGCTTCTGTAAGTTGAGATGAGTGTTCACCCGCCCAAACGTACCGAGAACGTCTATTAATTACATCAAGGTAAAAGTTATTTGTTCCGTCCGATCTTTTTGCATCACTGGCTTGTGACAGACCTGCAAATCTTTCTAGAACGGTGCCAGGAACTCCAGTCCAACGACCATTTGTGTCGTAAACTACTATATGTAACTCGTCGTCTGAAGCACCGCGGCTTTCAGCAAATGATGTTGTGCCAGGAGGCGAGTCAAAAAGTTGATCAAATCCACGTGAAGTGAATGATTGACTTTCAAAAGCATCCTCACTTGAAACAACGATAACTCCGATTGAGTTGCCTAATTCGCCAGGATATTTTGCAACAAACTGTTCATCTGCATTAAATGTAGTGACTTCAAAGTCGTCTTCATTTCGAATTGTGATCTCAGTCGCGCCTGATGTTGCGTTGTATGATTCTTCGCGGTCTGTTCGAACAACTCGAAGAGCACTTGAGTATTTCAAATGTTGGGCCGCAGGTAAAAAGTATTTGAATGTAAAATCGGTTGGTGCACCAAATACGTCGGCAAGCTCATTTTCAGTAGCTACCGTAACGATTTGATTTACTGGACCCCACGTAAAGGAACCGGCAATGGCTCCGATAGAAGTCGATATTGCTGGTACCGACGCGGTGAGGTCAATTTCCCGAATTTCCACACTAGGTGAAACCTGAAATGACATGGTATTTCCTCTTTGTCAGTGAATCTTTATATGATATTCATGATACGATTGGGTTTTCATTAATTCTATTTATAAATAACAAGATTTCAATGAAGAATTGTTAAAAAACACCAAAGTTTTTATTATCAATCGTGGTCCAAACATCACCCTGAATCACCTCATACTGATCATCGAGTCCGTTGTCAACGATACCGAACGGCACCATGTCGTCCTCTATCATCTTCATCTGTTCAGCATAAATCATTTTCTTCACATCAACGTCTGCATACTCTGCAAACATCTGTGTCGTCGAAAACCAACCAAAGAGAACCAGATTCATGACCAGATCGTCGTGATTACCATCAGACGCTTCGAATGATGAACCCTTTGCAACAAATGTTGAGAGTTCCATTATTGTGTATGCGTCACGAATAACAATTTGATCCTGTTCGATGAAGTCTTTCATTGTTGATGTGCCAATTCGTTTCACTTTACGACTCATGGTAACACCAATTGCGCCAGCCTTTACGGCCGACTCAACAAACATATTTTCATACTCGAGTTCATAATAAAGACCATTACACACAGTCTCGCCAGAATCGTTTGACTCAACGACAACATACGCATCGTTATAAGTCCGTGCATACTTATAGATGATATCAGGGAACAACAGCGGTGATATCATATTATCACGAAACACTGCGACCTGTCTAAATGGTTTTGACGACACATCGATGATATTAAATGTCGAATAATCTCGTCCACGACCCTTTGCGACGTCGACAAACATTATGTACTCAGAATCCGGATTTGGTCGTTCGAATACGCGAACGGAATCTTGTTCATATATTGGATTCTCTGCTTTTAACTTGAGTAATTTGTCACCAGAAATAAGAGTGTTGCCCGAACCCAAGAAGTCATTGCCATATTCTTGCTTGAACTGAAGTTCGGATGTGTTGGCAATTGTTTCTTGTTTCCACTTCTCGTCTCGTCCCGGTACGTCCCACCAATCGATGCGGAATGGTTTAAAGTTATTTGTTGACTGAACTGCCCCTTCCCACAGTTTATGAAAAACATTTCCGATACCGTTTGCAGTCGATGTGATAATGATCTTGGTACTCTTACCTGATGAAATAACAGGATAAGTTGAAGTGTAAAATTCTGCATCATTTTGAACGAACGCAAACTCGTCAAGGAACAACAGGTTTGCCGAGAAGCCACGGATTGATGATGACGATGTCGATGATGCAATGATTCGAGAGTTATTTGAGAACTCAACCGATGTTTTGTTGAGTGCCTTACATCCCGGTTGAAGGAAGAACGGCAGGTTCTCAAGAGCGAGTGTAACACGTGCCAGCATTTCCTTTGCGGTCGCACCCTTGTTCGCAAGGATAGCAACGGTTTTTTCTGGATTAAATATCGCATACCAAAGAAGGAACACAACGGAAGAGATTGATTTACCCGACTGTCTACACGCAAGAACAATCGAGAATCGATTGTCATTAAAGTGTTCGAACATCTTTTCCTGATACGGATAAAGGCCAAAGGGCACAAGACCGCCATCAAGTGAAATTACCTTGACATAATTTTCCGCAAAGTAGACCGGATCCTTGAGACACCTGGCGTACTCATTGATTTCGTGCTGCGTCCACTCCTGCTCGACACCGTCACGTTTAATATTGACGTTTCCAAGATAGGAGATCGACGATTGACCCTGCATTCGTTGATCCGACACCTTCTATTCCTCGCCGTCGTCGTCGGTATCTTGGTCTATCGTTGTGGAGTTTTCATCGATGCGTTTGTGCATCATACGCTGAAGATCCGTAGTCGATCCAACATATACATTATTCTGCGTCAGTTGATTCGGCAACTGCTTCTGATCAATGAGACGAACTTCTTTCTTTTTCTTTTGAAGATCCATCAGACGATCTGCGATTTCAGCATTCTGTTTCAACATACCTGATAGCACTTCAAACGCGCGTGGATGTTCGGACTCGCGCGCAAGATCAAGCATCATATCGATGGCTTCGTCGCCCTTTTCGGCTAAGTTATAGTACCTTGCTCGAGCGTAGTCGTAGTCGTCTTGAATCTCGTTTTCTTCATTACTCATGATGACAGTGTATTCCATATTGGTACGATATCTGTGATCGTAAAGCTAGCATTAGATGTCTGTGCAGAAATTAACTCACCGACTTCAAATCGATCGTCGGGTACAACTACGGTAATCGAATCACTGGTCGGTTCGCCAGATATAACTGCCGTCGCGCCAGATGACTGCCCGATGACACTCTCACCGTCTTGGAGTGGACCGTTTGATAACGAGTCGAATGAAAGAATCGCTCCCTCGTATATCTGCGGGTCATATGTAGGAACTATACTGAGATTTTCATCACCCTCGTCTGCTCCGGCTGGAGAAATCGTGTATCGTATCTGAGTATACGGAGTACCCGTAGGCGTCATGTCAGTGTCTGCAATGTTTGTCTTTGTCTCTCGAATAATTGCGGTGTCATCTGACAACGCGCCATAATACTTGATGCGCGTCTCAAAAGAAAGTGTATAGATGATCGATCGCCTTGCCGTATACTCACCCTCATAGTCGTCGGACATACTCACCGAGTTCAAAACAAACGGCATATCAGACTTAAAGTTGTTCTCTACCTCGTTGACAGTGACGGTGTACTCGGGCTGAAAGAACGGCAAAATCTGTTCGAGTATCTGTAACGCATCGTCGGTATGTTTTGAAAGAATACTGAGCTCGAATCCTAGTCGATACGTCGAGGGATAGAACATCG